ATGGAAGGAGACTTCGATACTGGCAACGTTAGATACAAAGCTAGAGAAAGATACGCTTTTGGCGCATCTGACTATAGAGGTATCTTTGGTTGCGAAGGTGCGTAAGCAAAGTTAAACATTTTTGTGGCCGAACATAGTTCGGCCACATTCAATAAATACGGTGAGAAAATGAAAAAATTACGAGTCCAAATTTACGCTTATCAACATCATGCAGATTTTATTATTGAATCAGAGGATTCTGTAGAAGATGTAGAAAAAGCAATCCTTGACAGATTAGGAAAATCTGATATAAAATGGGACTATCTTGGAGAAATGAACGATCCAAGAATAAAACGAATAACCTATGAGGAGGTTATCAATGGAGATGCAACAACATCTAAACGACCTTTACACACAGAAGAAAGGTCTGGATCTAGAATGGGAGCAGGAGCATCTTAATGAGGGTAGATATACTCTCAACATGGTTAGGATTGACAGAAAAGTCAGAGAAGTCATTAGCCATATAAAACTAGCAGAAGCTAAAAAAGAGCATCTGCAAAATAAGGTGGAAGACGCTGCTCCACAAGTTTCTGTAGCTACTTAGAACAAAAGCTACATCGCTGAAATCGCACTTTTTTTTAAGGCTCTCTTGCACTCTACTAAAATCTAATATATAAACTAATCACTATACAATTTAAAAACAATATATAGACGCGTATAGTCGACGGCCTAGAGACTATATATTATAACTAGGAAAAGGAGAAAATTATGGCAAACACTACATTTTCAGGACCGGTTCGATCGGAGAACGGTTTTGATTTAGTAAACTTTAACACAACAACTGGTGCAAAAATAACTGACTTTGGTTTAGAAGTATTTGAACAATCTGTTACAGTCGCAAATGGCGCAACTACAGGAACTTCAAGTGCTACAATGCCAACTAACTTTATTGTGCTTTCAGCAGTAGTAGTTGTAACTACAGCCGCAACAAATGGAGTTTATTTGACGGACGTAGGAACAGCAGGTGACCCTGATGCATATTTAGATGGTATGGGTACAGTTATTGCTATTAACTCTGCAGGATTCAAAGGACACTTTGCATCTAACGGAGCAGGCGGTATAGTTGATCTTGCAGCAGGTACAGCAGCAGCTACAGCAGCACCAGCTACTTTAACACTTACTGTTAATTCAGACCCAGGAAGCGATACAGTTTTCAAAGTAAAATTACTTGGATTCTCTTCAACTTCTGATACTGAGTAATAAATAAATTAGTGTGGGCTTCGGCCCACACAAAGTTTAAGGAGAATAAAATATGTCATCTATTTCAAAAGTAAAACAAAGCATAGTTTTAACTACGAGTGGACAGCTACAAAAATTAAATCCGAGCGATGGTTCTGCGATAAACATTACTAAAGCTCAGATTATGACTGTTTATGCAATGTCTAGTAACACAGACGCTGAAATAAAAATTTATAATGAAATTGGTTCTGGTGCTACAGCAAAATTACTAGTTTTTCATGGTAAGTTTGGTGCAGCTGCTAATGCAGTTCAAGAGTTTAAACTACCAGGAATTGGTATTTATGCTGACACTGGTTGTTATGTTGCTTTGACTAACTGTGATTTTTGTTACATAGCCGGTACATTTTAAGGAGTAACTAATGGCGAATACTACATCCTCGTCTTACTCTTTTGATCAGAGTTTTTCTATTGATGAAATAATTGCTGATGCATACGAAAGAATAGGTTTGGTTGGAACTGCAGGTCATCAAATTAAAACTGCAAGAAGATCATTAAATATTCTTTTTCAAGAGTGGGGTAATAGGGGAATACATTTTTGGGAAGTAGGAAATACTAATATAAATTTAGTTGAAGGTTCTACTACCAATATTGATGCTACAGCAGAAGGTTCTGGTGTTTATACTTTTTACAGAAACTCAACAGATGTGCCTGGAGGAGGAGAACCACCACAAGCTACAACAGTTCCCACAGCAAACGTTTACGGTATTTCAGATATTTTAAATGTTACTTACAGACAAAATTATAATACTACAAATCAATCAGATATTGGTTTAACAAAAGTTGCAAGAGATGCATATTCAGCAACTGCAAACAAAGCATCAAAAGGAACTCCTTCACAATTTTGGGTTCAAAGATTTATAGATAAAGTTACAGTAACTATTTATCCATTACCAAACTCAACAGCAGCAAGTAATTTTCTTAATGTATATTATGTAAGAAGAATTCAAGATGCAGGAGCATATACAAATGCAAGCGACACACCATTTAGATTTGTTCCTTGTATGGTATCAGGACTGTCATATTATTTATCTATGAAGTTTGCACCACAAAGAGTCCAAGAAATGAAATTAGTTTATGAAGATGAATTAGCAAGAGCATTATCGGAGGATGGATCAGCGGCAAGTACGTATATTACACCGAAAACCTATTATCCAAATGTATAATGGCAAGATTTTCAAAAGGAAGAAGAGCATTAGCAATATCAGATAGATCGGGCGCCGCATTTCCATATAATGAAATGGTTAAAGAATGGACTGGAGCTTGGGTACATATTTCTGAATTTGAACCTAAACAACCACAATTACAACCACATCCTGTAGGAGCAGATCCACAAGGTTTACAACATGCAAGACCTGCAAGAACAGAATTTCCTGTAGAAGACATTTTACCAAATAATCCGTTTACAACAACAGCAGCTTCAGGAACGTTAAGTGTATCTTTTCCTAATAATGGTTTTAATTATGGAACAACATATGTAAGATTTAGAGAAGTAAAAGTTCCTGTAGGCGGTGTTGCTGTGTCAACTCTTGAATTAGAAACAACATTAAATGGAAACATAAATAATTCTGTTGCAACAATAACTTTGACAGACGCTAGTGAATTTCCAACTGCTGGTTTTATTGTAATAGAAAAAATGAATTCTGAAACTGGTGCGTTTGAAAACGAAACAATACAATACACAGGTAAAGCTGGTAATGATTTAACTGGTTGTACACGTGGAACATCTGCTTCATACAGAGGTGTTACACCGACACCAACAAAAGCAGGAACGCATACAAGTGGAGCTAAAGTATTTGGATCTTATTTAGCTACAGCCATAGCTACAACTATAGTTGTTGGTCCACAACCAACGCAAACAGAAACACAATACAATTCATTAACCGTGCCTCTTGTTTCAAATGCAGCTAGCACGGCAACAGGAGGCGGTTTTCAGTGTACAATTGGACCGATAAATGATAGAGGTTAATTATGGCTGGATACACATACTCAAATTTAACAACAGATATTAGAAATTATACAGAAGTAGATTCTAATGTGTTTACTCAAGCTATTATAAATAGATTTATAGAAAATGCAGAATATAGAATTTCATATGACGTACCTATTGATGCTGACAGAAAACAATCAGCCTCTCAATTTGCAACCGACAATAATTCTATAAATGTTCCTGCAGAATGTTTATTTGTAAGAGCAATTCAAGTTTTTGATTCAACATCATCTGACACGGTGCAAGGTCAATATTTAGAGAGAAGAGACCAAACTTTTATACAAGAATATGTAGGGGAACTTACAGGAAATTCAGGAGGTTCAACAGGTCAAGATGTAACTGGTCTTCCTAAATATTACGCTATGTTTGGAGGTGCTACTGGAGTTTCTAGCACTACATCGGGGGCCGTATATGTAGCTCCAACACCAGATAAGAATTATAAATTTATAATTCATTGGAATAAACTTCCTCAATTTTTATCAAGCAGCAACACAACAACTTATATAAGTCAATACTTTCCTCAAGGACTATTATATGCCTGTTTGGTAGAGGCATATTCTTTTTTAAAAGGCCCAACTGATATGTTGACATTATATGAGGGAAAGTATAAAACTGAACTAACTAAATTTGCAGCAATGCAAGTTGGGAGACGAAGAAGAGATGATTATACGGATGGTACAATTCGTATACCAATTGAAACGCCTCCTCAGTAATGGAGTAAAATATTATGACAATAACATCAGCAATTTGTAATAGTTTTAAGCAAGAGATTTTGGTGGGAACACACAATTTTACAAACTCTTCAGGAAACACATTTAAGATAGCTTTATATTCAAGCGATTCAGCAACTTTAAGTAAATCAACAACAGCTTACACTGCACCAGCAGATGCTACTGCTGATCCAACAAATACGTACGAAGTAACAACAACTTCATCAGGTTATACAGGTGGTGGAAATAGTTTAACAAACACTACACCAGTTTTATCAGGTGACACTGCTTGTTGTAAGTTTTCAGATACAAGTTGGGGTTCATCAGCTTCTTTTACTGCAAGAGGATGTTTAATTTATAATTCTTCTCAATCAAACAAAGCAGTTTGTGCTATTAATTTTGGTTCAGATAAAACTGTAACAAGCGGAACTTTTACAATTCAATTCCCGGCTCAAACAGCAGGCAACGCAATCATTCAGATAGCATAAGGAGAAAGTCCTTATGTCAATAGCTCAGACATTCACCGTAACAGTCGCTGGTGGTAAATACTATATTGATGGTGTTCAACAAGCTACCGTAATGATCGGAGCAGGTCTTACTTATAAGTTTGATCAATCAGATGGAACTAATGGTAATCACCCTTTAAGATTTTCAACTAACGATAACAACTCACCTTCAGCTCCATATACAACAGGTGTAACTACATCTGGTGTGCCTGGTAATGCAGGAGCTTACACACAAATAGAAGTTACAGCGGGTTCACCTTCAACTTTATATTATTATTGCACTAATCACTCTGGAATGGGTGGTCAAGCTAATACAGATGGTTGGGGTCGTGCATACTGGGGTCAAGCAGATTGGGGTGACACAAATATAACTGAAACCGGATGGGGAAGAAATACTTGGGGTTATCAATCATGGGGCGATACACCTATTATTACACTTACAGGTCTCACAGCTACAACTGCTCTTGGAGTTCCAGATGAATTAATAGAAGTAAAACCAGGTTGGGGTACTCTTAACTGGGGCGAAAACGGTTGGGGATCTGTTGAAAGTGCAGTTGAAAATTTAGTTGGTTTAAGTGCAACAACAACTCTTGGAACAGTTATTGCTAAAGATGTAATTGGATTAACAGGTTTATCTGCTACATCTACATTAAATTCTTTATCATTAGTTAAATCAGATCTTACTTTTACACTTACAGGATTAGGTTTAATATCTTCACATGGATTATTAACAGAAGACGATCACTCAGTAGGTTTATCAGGTCAGTCTGCTACAAGTGCGTTAGGAACTATTTCTACTGCGGGAGTTACATTAGTAGATCCATCAGCATTATCTGCTACAACTACTGTAGGATCTTTTTCTTTTACATCGGATCCAACAGTAGGTTTATCAGGTCAGTCTGCTACAACAACTGTAGGTTCTTTAGCTCCAGCGGATATTATGGGATTAACGGGTCAAAGCAGCACTTCTGCTGTAGGTTCACTTACTCAAGTTATAACTTCTGGTATCAATTTAGATGGTTTTGGTTTAACAGCTACAACTAGTTTAAATGACGCTAATTTAATACTTAAATATTATCAAGATTTAGTGCCTAATACGAGCGCTTCTTATACAGACAAAACACCTAATACTTCAGCTACTTATGTTGAAAAAACACCTGCATAATTATGTTTGACTTAAAACTAAATAAACAATATAAACAAATAAACTAGGAGATTTTAACAATGGCATCTACTTACACACCTCTTGGCGTAGAACTTATGGTAACCGGCGAAAACGCTGGTACTTGGGGTACAAAGACTAATACAAATTTAAACATTTTAGAACAAATCATTGGTGGTTATTCTACAAAATCTATTGCAGGTGGCGCACAAACAACAGCTTTAACTGTTGTTGATGGTAATACTACAGGGACTGCTCAATTTAGAATGATTGAGTTTACAGGAACTATTACTGGAAACCAAATAGTAACAATTCCAAATGATATTGAAACTTTTTATTTTTTAAGAAACACAACTTCTGGAGCTTATACAGTACAATTTAAATATGCAACTGGTTCAGGATCCAGCACTACTTTTACAGCAACTGATAAAGGAGACAAATTAATAATTGCAACTGCAAACGATGGAACTAATCCAGACATAAAAGAAGTTTCTCTTGCATCCCCTCCTGGTGGATCAGATACACAAGTTCAATTTAATAACTCTGGATCTTTTGGTGGTTCAGCTAATTTAGTTTGGGATGGATCAAATCTTAATATTGGTGCTCAAGGAGATCTTAGATTACAAGATTCAACTGGTGGAGAATATATTGCACAACAAGCAGCAGCCACTACAACATCATACACAATTACATGGCCAGCAGGAGTAGCAGCTGGTAACGATTACGTTTTAAAATCTACAACAGGTGGAGTTTTATCTTGGGGTGAAATATCAGGTGGTACTTCATGGCAAGCAATAAAAACTTCTACATTTACAGCAGTTGCTGGTGAAGGTTATTTTATTAACACTACAGCCGGTGCATTTGAAATGGATTTACCTGCGGGAAGTATTGGTGATGAAGTTTCTTTTATAGATTATGCGGGAACATTTGATTCAAATGCTTTAACAATAGATCAAAATGGAACAGAAAAAATTCACGGATCAACTGATCCTTTAGTAGTATCAACAGAAAGAGCCGCAAATACTTTAGTATATGTAGATGGTACACAGGGTTGGCTTCTGAAGAATAATTAAGGAGACTAAATAAATGTCGACCTATAAAGCAATAGTCGGAAAGAAAATAAAATCTGTATCATCAGATCCAACAGAGAGTGCTGATGGACAAATGTGGTATAACACAACCACACAATCTCTTAGAGGATTAGCTATTATTGAAGCATGGTCTAGTGCTGCACCTTTAGGGTCAGGTGGATATTTAGCAGGTTCTTTTGGTACTCAAACAGCAGGTGTTAAAGTAGGTGGAACTTTTTATCCCAACACTCCTATGAGTAATGTTGAACATTATAATGGAACTGGGTGGAGTGAGGAAACAAATATGCCTACAGCAGGTCAATCAATATCGGGTGCTGGAACACAAACTGCAGGAATAATAGCTGGGGGTAGTACACCTAGCATGACATCCAATGCATTTTCTTATAATGGTACAGCTTGGACAGCAGCAAATTCTTTACCATATGCAGCCAATAATTTAGCTAGTTGTGGACTAGCAAAAACAGATGTTATTTATGCTGTTGGTAGAGATGGTTCATCTGGAAACTCAGGTACTAATAAATCAATTACTTTTGACGGAACCAATTTTGCAAACGGACCAAATCACGTAACTACAAGAATGTTTAATACTACAAGTGGTGCTGGAACAGGAACAGCAGCTTTAATCTGTGGTGGATTTATAGATCCATCTCCAAATGCAATGACAAACTGTGAAGAATACGATGGCACAGCATGGAGCGCCACAGATACTTTAGATACAGGCACAGGTTTTGCTACGGCATGGGGAACACAAACAAACGCTGTATGTCAGACTAATGCTTCAAGCTACTCAGGATCAGAAGCTTATAATGGAACTAGCTGGTCAGCTCTACCTCCCACAGGAGCAACTTCTTCAGGAGGTCTTTATGGGATAGCTGCAGGAGCAACTGGAGACGCTGGTTGGTTATCAGCTATAAATCCATCAGGCACAGTTTATGCCACTACAGTAGAATTTAATAGATCAATAAACCTCGTCACGGGTGCAGCATGGGCATCTGGTGGATCTTTAGGATCAGCTGGATATAATATATCAGGTTGTGGAACTCAAACAGCAGGATTAGGTTTTGCAAGATATACTGCCCCTAATAAAAATAATGGTTTAACAGAAGAATATGATGGATCTTCATGGTCAGAACAAGGAGATTTAAGTACAGGTAGAATGGATGCGTGTGGTTTTGGAGTTCAAACAGCAGCAGTCTGTGCTGGAGGAAAACAAGATCCAGGATCTGCGGTAGCTAGCACTGAAGAATATGGTGGTGCATCTTGGTCATCTGGAGAAGATTTACCTGCAGCAAGAAGAGGAGCGGCAGGAGTAGGAATTTTAACAGCAGGAATTGTTTGTGGTGGAGAAGCACCTGGAATTACCGATACTACACTTGCATATGATGGAACAGATTACTCATCATTGCCAACTTTAAATACAGCAAGAACAGGAGCGCGAGGCTCTGGGACATCAGGAGCAGGTTTAGTTTGTGGTGGAAGCACAGGTTCTATTACTTCAGCAACAGAAGAGTATAATGGTTCTTCTTGGTCAAACGGTGGAAGTTTACTTGTAGCTTTAGGTGTTTTTGGTCAATCTAGTAATGCAACACAAGATAATTCTATAGCTTTTGGAGGAACAACTTCTGGTCCAAATCTAGCTACAACTTTTGGGTATGACGGAACAGCATGGTCTACAAGACCAAACATGGCAACAGCAAGACAAAAATTAGGAGGACTTGGAACAGCGGCTCTAGGATTAGCTTTTGGAGGAACAACTGGTCCAACAACAGGAGTAACAAACACAGAAGAATTTAGTGGAGAAACAATAGTACCTAACGTAGAAACATTTAGTACGAGTTAATTATGGCAACATATAGAGAAATACACGGTAAAGCAGTTAAAACAGTCACAACTAATCCAACGGATGATGCGGCTGCAGGACAAATTTGGTTTAACTCAACAGATAATAATTTTAAATCTGTGGTTCTTGCTGAAGCATGGTCTAGTAGCGCAAATAGAGTTTTTAGTTCTACTCCCGCAGGTCAAGGTGGAACTCAAAATGCGGCATGGGTGTGTGGTGATAATGATCCACCAGGCACTAATATGGAAGAATATAATGGTGCTGGTTGGTCAGCAGGCGGAGCTATGAGCACTGCACGTAGATATGGTCAAGGATGGGGTACTCAAACAGCTTGTATCACAGCATCTGGATCACCTCTTAGTCCACCTAATGTAGGTATGACGACTGTAGAAGAATATAATGGTTCTGCTTGGACATCAGGAACAGCTGTTCCTGCTCCAGCTAAAAGATATAATGGAGCAGGTTTAGGAGCAGTAAAAACTTCTGGATTAATATTTTGTGGAGATCAAAACCCACCTCCACTAAACACAACTTTTGAATGGGACGATTCATCTTGGACAGCAGGAGGAGCTTATCCATTTTCTGGTCCTATAGGCACTGGATCAGGCGGTGGAACTCAAACTGCTGGTATAGCTATGGGAGGAAACTCAAGCAACACTGTATGTAAATATAATGGTACAGCTTGGACAACCACTACTAATTTTCCAGCTTCAAAAAATGCTGTAGGAGTCGCTGGATCACAAACCGCTGCTATAGGGTTTGGTGGTTCACCAGCCACTACAAATGCTTTTTTATTTGATGGTTCTACTTTTACTGCAACCGGTTCTTTAGGAACATCTAACTCAGGTGCTTATGGTATGGGAGGAAGTTCTCCTTCAACAACTACAGTAGGTATTTTTGCATCAAATGATGCGACAGAAGAATTTAATTCATCAATAAATGCTATTACAGCTGCAGCATGGTCTAGTGCTGCAACGGCTAACACGGCTAGAGGCACTGCAGGGGGTACAGGTCCATCTACGTCTGCTCTTGTATTTGGTGGCCAAGAGCCTAGTAGATCAACAGCAACAGAAGAATATAATGGTGTTTCATGGAGCACTGGTGGAGCATTACCAACTGCAACAACTGGAATAGGTCCTGCTAGAAACGCAAGTCAAACAGCAGCTTTAGGAGCAGGTGGTTATGATGGTGCTAAAACAGGAGCTAGTTATACATATGATGGTAGTTCTTGGTCAGGAACACCATCTTTAGGGACTCCTAGACAACTTTATATGGTTGGAGGAGGAACTTCAACTTCTGCAATAGTATTTGGTGGAGATACATGGCCACCAGCCCCAGGAAGAAATAGCACAGCTACAGAGGAATGGAATGGTTCTACATGGACAGCAGGAGGATCTTTAGGTACGGGAGGATACAGCGGAGCAGGAACTGGTTTACAAACAGCAGCAGTAAGAATGGGAGCACCATCAACAGGAAATAATACTGTAACCGAAAATTACGATGGTTCAAGTTGGACATCTTCAGCCACAATACCAATGTCAAAATCTGCTCATTCAGCATCAGGAACACAAACAGCGGCTCTTATGTTTGGAGGTAGTCCTGCACCTTTATCACAATCAACACTATCGTATGATGGATCAGTTTATAGCACTGCACCTAGCACAGTTGTTTCAAAGTACAATGCTGGTGGAGGAGGAACTTCAAGTGCAAGTTTTATGTCACATGGAAGAACACCTCCAGGTGCTTTTGTAGCAACAACAGAAGTATTTACTGCAGAAACAACAGCATTAAATGTTAAGACTTTGACACAGAGTTAAACTATGATATACAAACTTTAAAAGGAGGAAGACTATGGAAAACTTTTTATATGGAGTGCTTACTAACACTGGAAAAGGATTCTTCACAGCTGAAGATACTTTTTTCTAAGAGGTTATCCTGCTGACGTCTGGGTTATTGGAAATAATCCAAAAGGCGCTTTATGGATAGCTGATAAAGGCGGTGTTTTTAAAACTAAGTCAGAAGCACAAGCTTTAGTTGACGCTGATGTACAAGCGGCACAAGCAGCTTGGGATGCTCAAACTGATGAACAAAAAGCTGACTCAAATAATATAAGACCCACTGACATAACTCTTCCATAAGGATTATTAAAATGTCGACGTATAGAGAATTATATGGTTATAGAGTAGAGGTTTTATCATCAAACCCTTCTAATCCAAAAGAAGGAGAGGTGTGGTATAACTCAACTTTAGGATTAATTAAAGGTTATGTGTTATCACCTGCAGCAGTATCATCTGGTGGTAATCTTTCCTTACAACGAGCACAGTTAGGTGGAGCTGGAACTCTAACTGCAGGAATAGTTTTTGGAGGAGAGGCACCTTCTGTTCCATCCATTACTGGAGCTACAGAAGAATATGATGGAACGTCGTGGAGTAATGGAGGTACATGTCCAGCTGGAAAAAGTGATATGCACTCTTCAGGAACTCAAACAGCAGCGTTATGGGGCGGAGGTTCACCTTTAAGTGCAGAAACGTATGAATACAATGGGTCTTCTTGGACAGATACAGGAAACATGCCTTTTTCTAATAGAGATTGTTTTGGTGGTGGTGTGGGATTGCAAACTGCAGCTTTACAAGTAGGGGGTTTTATAAACCCAGGTAATTATACTAGCGTCATGTGCACATATGATGGATCTAGTTGGACAAACATACCACAAACTTTTCCTTCAGCACCTAAAACAGGTAATTTTAGTACAGCAGGAATTCAAACAGCGTGTATTTCAGCAGGGCCAGGAACAGATTCTATAGAGTGGGATGGTTCTTCTTGGACTGCTACAAATAATTTAGCAACTCCAAACAACTCAGCAGTGCATCGAGGAACAGTATCTGGAAGTGTTTTAATGGGTGGAGGGCCAGGTTATGAAACAAATATTCAAACTTGGGATGGAACTAACTGGAGTAATTCACCATTAAATCTTTCAACTGGTCGATCACAAGGAGGTGGAGGAGGTACTGCTACTGCAGCATTTATTGCGGGTGGAGCGGATGGAAGTCCTGATCATACAAATGCTACAGAAGAATTTAATGCTGCGGTTTTAGCTACTAAGACATTGACAACTGGTTAATAAAATATATAGTCATCTACGAAAGGATTATTATGACAGAAAAAAGAAATATACATGCGTTAATAGAAAAAGAAGCACCAAGCTTAAATAATTTATTAGACCCAAGTGATGTTAAAGAGTTTAAAGCTATGACAGCTGAACTTAGAGACACATGGACTAAAAAACAAGTATTTAGAACAGAAACAGAAATGAGAATGTCTGTTCTTCAAGATATGAAATATCCAACTAAAGCTGCAAA